ATGCAAGCGACCGGTCGGCTCTTCGAGAGCCTGACGACAGGGCTGAAAACGGACAAGATAACAAACGACTCCGTGGAGTTCGGCAACAAGGTCAGGTACTCGACGTGGCACCAGTACGGGACGACGAGGATGCCGATGCGCAGGCTCGTGTTCGAGAAACCCGGCTTCGCCGCCGCCGCGGGGGGAGTGGTGGCGAAGATATCCGTCGGCAGGTCCGCGGTTGGGATTGATCTTAGGTGAGCCCCGTCCCGGTCGGAAATTTCGAGGCGATGTACGGGCCTCAGTTCGCAAAGCAGTTCGTCAACGACTACCTGAAGGTGGAGGTTCCGAAGAGGCTCGTAAAGTACAGGAACTACTGGGGGGCCTCGAACGACGAAATTCCCGACCCGGCCGAGTACCTGGACTACGAACCGGCGACGATGGACGTCTGGCCGACGATAATCACCGTCTCGTTGTCCGGTCGCGGTTTCACGAGGGTGGGTCACATGAGATACGGAGACCCGGAGTACGAGGTGTCCTACAACATGAGGACCTACGCATGGGCGCGCACGGAGGGGGAGAAATCCGTGACCACGATGAGGGACAGGCTGATAGTAGTCGTCAGATCGGCGCTGATGGATCACCCGTGCCTGAAGAGACGCAACCCGGACCGGCAGGCGAGGATTGACGAATCGACCATAACGGAGGAGTACTCGGAGCTCACGCTCCTCAAGGGCGACAGGTACCTGGCGGGCGCCTACGTCGGTTACGAGCTCAAGATAGAGGAGCCGATAGTCCGAGAGAAGATCGCAGACTTCGAAGAGTTTGACTTGGGTGTTGACAGTGTAAAATTGGAGGACGGAATCCCAGACCCGGAGGACTAAATGAAAAAATTCATCTTGCTGAACGATGCGAGCGTGGACAACCCCCTCGCCGAACCAGGCCACGTGCTGGTGAGCAACTGCACCTCCACGGCGGTGCTCGCCAGCGACGATGGCGACTGGCTGTTGCCCGGGGACAGGGCATACGTCGTCGCATCGTGTCGATTCGTCAAAAAGGCCATCTCTAGGGGTTCCCTCCTGGAGTTGAACGGCGCACAAGCGGGCGAGGGCGGGGACAAGACGCCCAAGAAGAAGGCTGCCCCAAAATCCAAGCCCTCGGAAGAGGCCTCTGCTGCCCCCGTCGTTTCTGACGAGCGGCCAGCAGTGGGGTCGCCGCGGGAGCCAGACGCGGCCAGCGAGGCACCGGATAAATCAACCTCTTCAGACATCGGCACCGGTTCCCCGTCTGACGCGATTCAACCAGCGGCGTCTAGCGACGACGAAAATGGCTAATTTCAAAACGTGTAACCTACAAAGCAGTCTGAATGCTATTATTCGTAGTGAACAAAACCCCCGCATCGGAGGATCGTAAATGCCTGGAGTAATCCTAACGACATCGGTAGTCACCGGTCCGTCAACGCTGACAATCTCGCCAACTTCAACGCTCTTCGTCGCCGGTGTGACAACCCGCGGGCCAGAGGGATCCGCTTTCCTGGTTCAGAGCCTCGATCAATTCGAGGACATCTACGGGGGCTACACATCCAGTGGATACGTCCACCAGACGCTCCAGACCTTCTTCGAGGAGGGCGGCTCAAGGGCCTACGTCTCTAGGGCGGTCGGGACAGGCGCTGCAGCCGCGACGGCGAGTTTGAACAACTCCGCCGCAACGCCCGCGGCCGTCCTCACCCTCACCGCATCCGGCGAGGGAACCTGGGCCAACACCCAGCTCGAGGCCGAGGTGACGCAGCCGACGGCCGGCGAGACTTTCAGGGTCAGGGTCCTGCTCGACGACGTGGTCGTCTATTCGACCCCCGTGCTGACGAACAAGGAAGACGCGGTCGAGGAGATCAACAACAGCGCTGTGGCCTCGCTCTACGTGACGGCGACTGCCGGCGCCGGGGCGGGAATTCCAGCCGTGGCGGCCAGCGTGTCTTTCTCGGGTGGTGCCGCGGGTAGCGCGCCGACATCGGCGCAATACGTGACGGCGCTCGATGCATTCACCAACACGCTCGGCACCGGATCTGTCTGCCTGCCCGGTCTGTATGGCTCGACCATCTGGGAGGGGCTCACCGACCACGCCGTGGAAACCCACAGGATCGCCCTGCTCGGATTCGACAGGGAGAACACCGTCGCGGAATCGGTGGCGGACGCGGCCGGTCACAGCGAGTACGAGGGCGCCGAGCACGCCGCCTGGTACTACCCGTGGGTCAAGATCACGAGGAACGGACTCGTCCTCTCCGTCCCGTGCGAGGGTTTCGTCGCCGCGAAGAGGGCGAAGCTGCACAACGAGCTCGGCCCGTGGACGGCGTACGCCGGATCGCTGACCAACTCATCCTTCGCCCTCGGGACGTACCACACGGTCACCGGGGCGGAATCCAACACGCTCAACGACGGTTTCGTGAACCCGATCAGGGTCATCGGAGACGACGTCAGAATCTACGGTGCGAGGTCGGCCTCAGCCGACACGGAAAACTTCAGGTTCATCACGGCCAGGGAGATACTGAACTACATCACCTCGCAGGCCGAGGAGAGACTGGAGCGACTCGTGTTCAGCGTCATCGACGGCCGCGGATCGTTGTTCGCCGAGGTGGAGTCGGTGCTCTACGGCATCCTCGACCCGCTGGCGACGGCGGGCGCGCTGTTCCCCAAGTTCCTGGCCTCAGGCAAGCAGCTGGACCCGGGCTACAAGGTCACGGTCAACGCGCAGCTGAACCCAGTCACTCAACTCGCCACCGGGACGGTCAAGGCGAGGGTCGGAGTCAGGATCTCGTCCCTCGGTGAGACGATCGAGGTCGAGATTTCCAAGTCCAACATCACATCATCACTAGCCTAGTCGGAGGACTAAACCATGGCAAAATACACGCAGCGACAGATACTGGCGAAGCTTGAGCCGATCGGCACGATCGCCCCAGCCTTCCAGAACTTCTTTGCCCAGGTCTCCGGCGGTGAGATCACGGCCGCCGTGGAGAAGATCTACGTGGGACAGGGCAAGTTCCCTGAGCTCCTCTGCGCCCCATCCGAGGTCGGGGACATCACCCTGACGAGGCACTACGACGACGCGGACAGGGTGCACCTGAACGTCGCCCGCCAGCACATAGGCAGGATCTTCTACAACATCTACATCCACAAGGTCAACTGCGACCTCGAGGACCAGAAGGCCGACAGGCAGTACAACAACGCCCTTCTCGTCGGGCTCACCGAGCCGGACGGCGACGCGTCGTCGGGGGCACCGGCCACCTACGCCATGACCTTCGCCATCCAGGGCGGACCAGTTCCGCTGAACATCCAGGCGTAGGCGTTCCCAAGTCCAATTACCCTAGATAATAAAGCAGCCCCGTAAATCGTCGGGGGGTTGCGCCGCCAACGGATCCGACGCGCTAGGTTGTCGCCATGGACGAAAACACACCGAAAATCACACCACAAACCACCGTGGGCAAGGCCGAAGAGCCGACCCTGCTGGACCAGCTCAAGGCGGTGATCGCGAAGAAGGTCGAGAGACCCAACGTGTTCATCGAGGTGCCGGAGCGACCGGGGGTCAAGCTCCTCGTCAGCCCCAACCTCACGCAGGCGCAGATCCGCAACTGGCAGAAGCAGTGCGGCAGCGAGACGCAAAAGGGTCTTGACTCAACCAAGTTCGCATGCACCGTCGTCGGTCACGCGACCAAGGGCGTCTTCTTCCAGGGCCAGGAGGTCCTCGACGACTCGTGGCCGGTCGGGTTCGCATCCAAGCCGATACTCGACATGACCGGCACAGACAGGGCGATCCCTGACGCGGTACAGAGATTCTTCGGAATCGACGCGCACGTCGAGGCGGCCGCGCTGGCGATCATCGACGCCTGCGGGTTCGGCGACACGATCCAGGCCGAGGCAACGGAAAACCCTACGAAGAACTAATCGAGGAGTTGTCGGAAGACAACCGCGTGATGGCCGCGGCTCGATTAGGAGAGCTCTGGGGGACTGACCCGGTCAGGTTGCTCGACTCGCCGCTTGACGAGTGGGTCGTGAGGTACGCCTGTGCTAAAGTTATATCTGCGGACCGCGAGAGGGAACGACGAGAAGCGGATAACTCTGGCTAGTCCGGGAAGCCCGATTGCTGGGAGCCGATCTTGCCCGACGAAATAGTCACAATACGCATAGATTTCGAGGCCAATAGGCGCGACATGGCGCAGGTCATCGGAGAGCTCACCGCTTTCGAGCAGGCCGTGGACAGGGCCAACGACTCGACCGACGGGTTGACCAGAACGACCAGAAGGTTCGAGAGGACGGCGCGCAGCGCGGACGAGCCGCTGGCGGCCATGAAGAAGCGCTTCACCCACCTCGAGCAATCCGGCAGGAGGTTCTCAAGGCAACTGTCCGTCAAGGACAAGCTGATGAAGGGGTTCACCAAGTCCGCGCGCTTCCTGCTCATCCAGCTGGTGGCCCTGGTCGCCGAGTTCGTGATAACCGCGGCGACACTCGCATCGGTCAACCTCGCCTTCAAGCTCGGTCAGTACGCGGTCAAGGGGTACAACGTAACCCTCGGCCTCACGGGCGCGGCGCTTGCCACAGTCGCCGTGGCGGCGGGCGCCGCGGCGGCGGCCTTCAAGGAGTTCAACGCGGCCGGCGCGGCGTGGCAGTACAAGGGCGCGACGATCTACGGCGACGCCACGAACGCGGCCGGGGCGGCCATGAGGAACCTCACGGCGGACACGACGCTGGCGACGATGGGCGTAGCACAACTGACCCAGGCATACAAGGCGATGTCGCAGCAGGGGAGGATCACCGCCGCGCAGACCAAGGCCATATCGGGGTCCATGGACTTCACCGCCAGGTCCGGGGACGTCGGCAAGTCGTTCCAGGCGATGGCGAACTTCGTCGCGATACTGCAGAAGGAGGGCAAGGTAACCGGCAAGGCGAGCACGGCCGCGACCGGGGTCAGCAAGGAGTTCGCCGAGGCGATAAAGAAGTCGAAGAAGAAGGACGCCAAGAGCATCCTCGCGTCGATGGCGAGCGGCGCCCTGGCCGACCAGGCCGGAGTCAAGGGCGAGTTCGGGTCGATCAAGGGAACCCTCGTGTCGCAGTTCAAGCAGATAACGGTCGCCCTGTCGCAGGACCTCGCGGACTTCGGCGCGCGGTTCCTCAACGACGTCAAGCGGGTGGTGGACGGTCTCTTCAAGAACGTGCGGAACGTCTTCCAGAGGCTCGCGCCTGAGTTCTCGGCGTTCGGCAAGAACAAGTTGTTCCCCGCGATAACGACGATAGGAAACGCGCTCGAGCGATTCTCGGTGACGCTGATGAGGAAATACCTGCCGATGCTGAACGGAGCCTCCGACTGGTTCAAGAGGACCGTCAACTCGTTCAGCAGGGCGTTCAACGAGTTCAAGCAGTCGCTCGAGAAGTTCAGGGCCGGCTCGAAGATAATCACCGACACCTTCAAGGGCCCGATATTCGCCATATTCAAGGTGTTCGGCAGGAACGCCGAGTCCCTCGGCTACCTCGCGGAGGACAACGAGGAGCAGTTCAACGCCTGGGGCGACGCGCTGGAGAGGCTCGTCTTCGCCATCGGGGACTGGTTCGCCGCGCTCAAGGTCGCCTTCACCGAGGCGCTGCCGGTGCTGACCTCGGTCGTCAACATCCTCTCATCGCTCATTGAGAAGATCTCGGGTGTCGTCAGTGGGATAGGAACCCTGAGGCTCGGGGGCGGGGAGGGGTTCCTCGGCTTAGGCGGATCCGGCGGCGGACCCAGCGGGACCGTCGGCGGCGGCCTGGGACCGGGCATCGCCTCGATGGTCACGATGGGCCTGATGTTCGGGGCGTTCAAGGGTCGCAGGGCCTACCGTTACGGCAAAAACCTCGGTTCGCTCAAGGAGCTCGCCGACCCGTCGTCCATGCTCGCGGCGCGGGCCTACTCGGGGAGGAACATCGGCTTCAGCGAGAGGTTGTTCGGCGGCATACCAGCCATACTCAGCCCGTCCCGCTACAGGGGCATGTTCTCCCGCGGCGGAGCCATGGGTGGGAGAATGACCCCGGGGGAGCTGGCAGCGGCGAGGGCCGTCATAATCTCGCGGAACATGAGGGGTCGCACCGTCCACGGCACGGACGAAGAGGCGATGATGAGGCAGATCACCGGGGCAGGACCGGTGAGCGGCGCCTTCGGGATGGGGATCGGCGGGGACAGGCAGGTCTACGACACCACCGGCCAGAGGATCGGCTTCAACAACCTGGGCGAGTACTCGCAATACCAGCTCCGCGCCGGCAGTGCTCTCGCGGGCTCGCAAAGCAGCATGGCGCTGCAATCATCGATTTCCAACGCCGAACGTGCCGTGATGTCTTCGGCGGCTTACATTCGGGCAAATCCAAAAAAACAACAGCAAATGCTGGCCAACGCCAGGGAGAACGCCGCCGCCGCCCACATGTCCACCATGCAGGGTGGAAGGGAGCTGGCCTACGGGAACGCCGGACTGCGCCGCTTTTTCTTCGGC